ATTCGGGTGGGGTACTACCCGCTTGGGCAGGACGCTGGCCGCGCCATGATGGAGAACGTCCTAGCCAACCTGACCAACGACAACTCCGTGCTGCTCCCGCAGTCCGGTACGGAGAAGGTGTACGACATCGACATCAAGGAGCCGAACGCGGGCCGCGCCACGGTGTTCCTTGACCTAGTGAACTGGTTTAGCAGCAAGATCAAGGAAGCGATCCTCGGGCAGTCGCTTTCAAGCGAGGCTGGCAGCACCGGGCTGGGTTCAGGGGTGGCAAGTCTGCACGCCGATACTCTGTCCCGCATCATCCGCTACCACGCGGACGCGCTGGCCGACAGCCTCACGAACGACTTTGTGCGGGTGGTGGCGCGGATGCTGGGGGCGACGGAGGAGGAATCCACCGCCCTGCGCTTCCAGTTTGCGCCGGAGCGACCCGACCCGAAGGAGCGGTTGGAAGCCATTGAGAAGTTCGTATCGATGGGTGGCCGGGTGTCCGAACGCGAGGTGCGCGACCTGCTTGGGCTGTCGCAGCCACAGGAGGACGAACCCATCCTTGGCTCCTCGCAGGGGGGCAGCAACCCGCTAGATGCCATCCTTGGCAAGAACGGGACCGCCGCGCCGGAAGGCACAGAACCCGCCCCGGATGCCCCTGTGACGTTCACGATGAAGCGGTGGGTGTAACCCGTGGCGAAGCGCGCCGCGCCTATCGCGGACCTGCTCCGCGCCGTCTATGCGGACGGAACGCAGGCGTACCGCCGTGCCATCGCAGCGCAGGTGGAGGACCGCGACCCGACCGCCGAATGGGACGCATGGGAAGCCGATACCGCCGCCCTGCTGCTTGCGTCGTGGGCGTTGGGCGCGCAATACAGTCTGCACGCCGCCGGGGTGAGCATCCCCAAGCCGACCGCCCCCGCCCGGTTCGACCGTGACATCCCCGACATCGGGGTGCGCTTCAAGGCAGGCCCAGCGCGGGAAGTCATCCGCAGATTTGCCGACCTGCTCCCGATCACCCGTGCGAAGTGGGATGCGCTGATCGACAACGCCTTCCAAGCCGCCGGGGAGTTGCGGAAGGACGAAGCCAATACCGCCCTGACCAAGATGATGGACCGCAGCCCTGACTTGGCGCGGTTGGTGCTTCCGGCGATGCTGGGCACCAAGCCCCCGCCCGTGCCGGGGCAGCAGGCCGCACCCCTGCCCGAAGGCGTGCAGGTGCGCCGCACCCCCGGCGTGCAGGCGATTGCCCGTGGCGCGTTCTTCGTCACAGGCATGACGGCGAAGCAGGCTACGGAAGTCAAGTCCCTGCTGGCAAAGGTGATACGTGGCGATGTCACCCGGTCGGTGGCCGGAAAGCGGCTTGAACGGCTAGGGGTAGGCGACTTCGTGGAGCAGGCGACACTCACCACGGGGACCGACCTGACGGCGGCGCGGCTGGAAACGGTCTACCGGACCAACCTGAACCGGGCATCCTCGCAGGGGCAGTTGGACATCGTGCGCGACGAAAAGGTGCAAGCATTCGTCCCGGTCATGCAGTTCAGCGCGACGAAGGACAACCGGACCCGCGACACGCACCGGGCGATGGACGGCTACGTGGCGACCGTTGAGCAAATTGACGCGCAGGGGATCAACACCCCCGGCGGCTTCAACTGCCGCTGCGGATGGAAGCCCATCCCGGTTGCCGTGGCGATGGCGCAGGGCTGGGTGGACGATGACGGCCAACCCGACTACGCGGCCATCAAGCGGCACAACGGGCGACGGCAGGCATTGATCGACACGGGCAAGTTCCCCGACGCAGGTTTCGTATCGGGTTGACACAAGGGATTGTGTACGCATTGCAGGACGCTACGATGGATAGCGTTCCGGAAACGAAAGGCATCGACATGGCAGACGCAAGCATCATCACCTATCAGCGACCGTACACCAACGTGAGCGTGGCAAGCGTGGGTTCGTCCTACGCGAGCATCGCCACCCTGTCGGCCACCAAGCCTTCAAGCGGCGTGGTGCATGACCAGCAGTTGAACGGAAGTTCGCCTTCGCTGCTTCGGATCATGCCCTATGCGAGCAGCACCAGCATCGGTTCGGCTACGGGCGTGCGCGTGGTCGGATACACGGGCGAAGTCAACAGCGCGGACGGCCTGACGTACTGGCTCCCGACTGTGCTTGCGGATTTCAACCTGACGTTCAGCAGCGGCACGGTCCCGACCTACAGCCTTGATAGCGCAACGCAGCGACCGTTCGCGGTGATTGCACAGGTTGCAGGCACCCCAGCGGCGAACTTGTATAGCCCCGGAACGGCAGCGGCGAGTAATGTGGAGGTGGCTTCCGCAATGGTGGACATTGCAGGGCACCAGTTGGTGCAGGTGCAGTTCAAGGCCGCAAGCGGCACGCCGACGATGGGCGTGTTTACAACCACGCTCTAATGCGCCGCAGCACCCGATTCAACCGTCCCGGCCTGACGGGTTCATCCCGATCCGCGATGCTGTTGGGCGCGGACGGCGACGGCTCAACGCTCAACCTTGACTTCACCACGATGACCGCGACGGCCGACCTCACGGCTCGCGGGCTGACGTTCACGCGGGGCAGCAACGGCACGCGGATCAACGCCAGCGGCTTCGTGGAGACGATGAGCAACAACGTCGCCCGCTTCGACCACGACCCGACCACGCTGGCACCGCGAGGGCTGCTAGTGGAGGGTGCGAGTACGAACCTGTGCGAACAGGGGCAATACTGTTGGGGTACTGGAGCAACTAACACTTGGGCGCGGAGCGCAGAAGTTCATGTCAATGCTGTCAATGGAACAGCAGGAGCAAGTGCGGTTGCGCGAATTGATGGACCTGATGGTGGGTCGTTGACGGGAACGAGCCTTTTCAAGCAAGCAGGAACAGCCACCTTTGTTCGCACCAACATCAATGTGGCAGTCGCCCAATCAACGACATACACATTTAGTGCCTATGTCCGCGCACCATCCGGCGGAAACCCGTATATGCGCTTGGCCGTGTTCAATGGCGGAACATGGCTGAACACGACAGGCGACACCACGGCATCCGGCATCACGATCACGAATACCGCTGGTAATGGTTCACGGTTCAACGGAGTTCCGTCCACCGCATGGGTTCGTATCTGGGTTACCTTCACGACCCAAGCAGGACAAACATCCGCGACCATTGCCTTCTATCCAGACACCGATACCCAGAGCGCGGCAACCATGTATGTCTGGGGTGGACAGGTCGAATCCGGCTCTGGACCCAGCAGCGTAATCCTGACCGGGGCAAGCACGGCGACGAGGGTGGCTGATTTCTGCCTAATGACCGGGACGAACTTCTCGTCGTGGTATCAGGGCGGAACGCAAGGCACGTTCTACGCGGACTGGTTCGGCGGGGTACGACCGGGCGCAAGTGGAAGCACCAACCGCACGGTGCTGTCCACGGATGACGTATCCACGAAGCACCTGCACTTCTTGCAAACCGCCGCCGCTGGCAACCTGCGCGTGGCCGACTTCGGCGGCTTAAACAACGTCACGACGGCCAACACGCTCACAAGCGGCGCAAGGACGAAGGGCGCATTCGGGTACAACGGCAGCAGCGCGAGCGTCTGCCTGAACGGCGGCACCGTTGCGACGGGTTCGTCGCTGGCGTTCTCGGTGGCCCCGACTTGGCTGGTCATTGGCGCGACCAGCACCGACGGCACAAGCCTGACCGACGCGAACGTGGTCCTGAACAACTCCATCCGGCAGATCAAATACTGGCCGACACGACTGCCTGACTCCACGATCCAAAACCTCACCCTATGACTGATTTCATGCTCCGAACTGATACGGAAGCGCAAATGGAAGATGCGCTGGAAGCCGCCGGAATCCTCATTGAGCAAGAGGTAGCCATTGGGGAACTTGCGCTTGTTCCGGTTGCAAATTGCGCGGTGGATTTCATCGGCACCATTCCGCCCGCGCTAAACGAGGACGGCGAAGTAACCCGACCCGGCGACCCGCGCTTCCACGCCAACCTGCGGGTGGCGTTTGAGATGACGGAGGAGCAGGTGGAGTTTCTCCCGACGTTCACGCCGGAACCAAGCATTCCCTACCGCGTATTTGCCTAACCCATTGACTTGCAATAACTCCTGCGAGATACTTCGGCAATGAACACCCCTTCCCACCGCGTAACGGACAACGGTAAGACCGTGACCATTCACGGGCTGGAAGTGTTTTGCGCCTACGACCCTGCGCTGGACGGCGAATCGGACCCCGAACTGACGAAGTTCGATAACGAGCGTGTGCAGGACATCGTGGAAAGCACCCGGCGGTACATGGAGCGCGGGTCGCTTCCCCGGTTGGTGGTCATGCACGAAAAGGACGGGAACGAACCCAAGTCTAGCGTGGGCCGATTTACCAACATCGGGTACGAGGAGCGCGACGGGGTGGGCTTCATCGTGGGCGACTGCGAGGTGGAGAAGCCCGTATTCGACAAGTTGCTGGCGACCAATGCTTTCCCGCGCCGTAGCGCGGAGATTTGGTCGGAGCAGAATCACCTGTCGGAAGTGGCGTTGCTGGGGCGTGAAACCCCCCGCCGTCCCCTTCCCGACACGCACTTCACCCGCAAGGGTGAACTGGTCCGGTTCGCACGTTCGCTGCGCTTCGACATGGGGACGGTCGGAGGCGGGCTATCCACTTACGTTCCCGGTACGAAGGACACCAACATGGCTGACGATGACATCCGGAAGGAAGTCGCCGCGCTGAAGTGTGACATGGACGAGATGAAGTCCATGATGAAGAAGCACTTTGGTTCGGACGAGGAGGAGAAGGAGGAGATGGCGGCGGAAGATATGCTCACGGAGCAGTTCGCGGAGGAATCCGGCGAAGGCGACGGCGTGCATATCGACATCGACTCCCACGGTGGCGAGGAGGAGGAGGAGGAGGAGATGGGTATGTATGCCCGTCCCGGTTCCGCCGACACCTTCGCGCTGCGCCGCGAGAACGCCAAGATGAAGCGCGAACTGGACTCGCTCAAGGCGGAAATCCGCCGTGAGAAGTTTGGCCGCGAACTGGACATCATGGAGAGCGAGGGATATCGCATCCCCGCCGCCCAGCGTCCCCGGCTTGTTGCCGAACTTCAGGCGAGCAACGACCCGGCGGGAACGCTGGAGGGTTGGCGGGAACTGTTCACCCGCGATCCCATGAACGTGCGTATCGACATGAGCCGCGCCGCCCTGCCCAGCAGCACGGACATCAACAAGAACGAAATCTCCAGCATGGTCCGCGAGTTCGCTGGCCGTCCTGAGGAGTTCGCCAAGGCAATCAACAGCCGCATCAAGCGGTAAACAGGAAAGGAACTACCAATGTCTGACATGGGATTCACCCCGAACTTCATCGCAAGCGGCGATATCAACCCGTTCCGCTTCGTGGAGATCAACACTTCTACGGCGTTCACGGGCCAGCAGGCCAATGCTGCTTCGGACAACGTGCTTGGTGTCACGGACGGCAGCGTGAAGCGTTTTGATTTGACCGTCCACGCTGCTGCTGGCGACCCGATCACCCTCCAGCCGTCGAACACGGTGCAGGTTGAATCGGGTGCGGCAATCAGCACCATCGGTTCGCTCCTGACTTCGGATTCGTCCGGTCGGGCAGTCGCTGGTGCGTCTACGAACGTGTGCTACTACATGGCACTTGAAACTGCTGGCGGCGCGGGTGAAATCATCCGTGCGTTCCGCTTCGGCACTCGCGTTGTCTAAAGCCATTACCTACAAGGAGGACTAAACAATGGCATTCTCTGTTGTCGGTGGTGGACTTTCGACGTACGTCCCGTCCACCAATGATCTTGCGACGGGTGCGCTTCAGGTGGAGTTCACCCGAAGCGTCAATTCGTTCGCTCTCACCCGGTACGCGCAGTTGGTTCCCGTCACGAAGATGACGGGGTACTATCTGCGGCAGGACGTTCCGGACAACGTTCGCCTGACGAGCGACCGCGAGTTTGCTTGGCCGCTGGGCAATGACCGCCCCACGGGTAAGCAGAACGCGTTTGACTTCGTGCAGTACGCCACGCAGCGTTTCGCGTTCCCCTTCTACATCCCGCAGGAGACTGCGACGCAGGCCGCGTGGGATGTCGTTGCGCAGCACGCTCGCAGCAAGGCGCAGTTGGCGATGACCGCCCGTACGAACCGTGCGGCGGCCATCCTGACCGATACGGGCAACTGGGGCAGCAACTTCGTTGCGAACCCCACGGCTTCCCCGATTTCGGCTGCGTCGTACTGGAACGCCACCACAACCACGAACGCAGCCATTCAGACCTCCATTCAGGCGGTCATGCGGCAGGTGAGCCTGTCAAGCGGCGGCGCGATTGCCCCCAATCAACTCATCATGGTCATTTCCCCGACCGTGGCGAACGTGATTTCGCAGGCTCCGGAAGTTCGTGAGTACGTCAAGAACTACCCCGCCGCCCTGTCGTTCCTTCAGGGTTCGGATACGTTCTCGCGCTGGGGCATCCCCCCGACCCTGTTCGGGCTGGGCGATGTCGTGGTCGATGACTCCGTGAAGGTGACGAGCAAGAAGGGTGCAACCCTTTCGACTTCGTACATCTACGGCGATTCGGCCATCTTTGTGTCGCGTCCGGGTGGACTGGTCGGCGTTGAAGGCGCATCGTCCTTCAGCACGTGCCAAATCTTCGCGTACGAGGACATGACCGTGGAGCAGTTCAACGATCCGATGAACCGTCGCATTGAGGGTCGCGTGATCGACAACTCGGTGGCTGCGGTGGTGGCCCCGGTTGGTGGCTATCTGATTCAGGACGTTATCTCCTGATAAGTGAAGCAGCGGACAACGGGTGGGGGGGGCTTCGGCCCCCCCTCCCCGGCTTCTGAAAGGCGGCACGATGGCATACGCTGATTACGCCGACCTAGAGGCTGCGCTGGATCAGAACATCATCGCGCAG